TTTTGAGTCCCCGGAAGAGCAGAAGTAAAGTAATCATGACGTTTACCACGAGGCGGACACGCATAGCCGAAAACAAGCTTGGTACCTGACGTGAATAACCAAGAAGGCTGTTCAGCAGTTCGGGCAGAGTCTAAAACTTCGTTAGCATCGCCTTTCTGAATCTTGACGGATTTTTGGAGATTTTCGTCTCTAAACCATTCGTTCCAAATGAGATAAACGCCACGAAATGGAAGAGCGCTAACACCAGATAAATTACCAGACGTGTTTACAGGCAAGCCGAAATAGTCCCAAAGAGAGCCTATATAGGCATTTTCAGAATTATTACCAACAGTGATAGCAGGGATGACATAATCAGTACTATCATCAGGGTCTTCCTGTTCAAAACAAAAATTCTGCCAGTGTTCCCAAACGAGGCGATTTGGGACAAAAAAGAAAAACCAGTCCAGATAAATATTATCCATGATAGGCTTAATAGGAGTAGCCAAACGAGCGAAATAATTAACAGACATACGAGTAGTATCGCCAGGCAAAACCTCATCAACAAATACAGGTATAAGCTTGCCTGAACTAAAAGTTGTCTTATAAACATGAGAACGGTCAAATTTAGTCCTTTTCATGTACATTGCAGGAGCATCGCTGAAGCGATGTCCTCGAACTCTTATTTTTTTTCGAGCCAAAATTTCACCTTCTTCGAAGTGTAAACCTAATAATTAACCTAAAGCAAATTATTATTAGGTTTTAGATTATTTTTGCGTCACCTACGCCAGTTACATCAAGTAAGTAACTGGCTTCGGTGACGCCTATTTTTGTGTTTCTTCATTATTTTGTTCTAAAGTGTTACTTTTTTCTTGTGTTTGTTCACTACTTACGGACTGTTGTGGTTCGTCAAAGGTATATTTGCTACCATACAGACCTTGTCGTTGGAGATATTCGAGCGTTGCAGGATCATTCAAATGGTCGATGAAATTCATAGGATCGTGACCAAATTTTGCTCGAACATGAGCGGGTAAACTGTAGAATTCTTCACGAACTCCAGACACAAGTTCGAGCGCTGTACTGTAGTCGCCGGGAAGCGTTGCATCTCCGAACTGCAAGTAAGCATATTGCGAACTATCGCCGAGGTCAAGAGTCGTGATACCTTTCTGACCGTCTGCATACTTATTTACGATGTAATTGATATCAGTTTCCTCTTTCTCGTCCTGAACTGCAAGAGAGGGCATGGTAAACTCAATACCGCAATGATCATGTTCTTCTGCAGGATCGTAAGCTGTCTTAAATTTCATAGTTTCACCTCCTTTCGCAGGCGCCTAGACGCGGCGGGCGTGGCGTACAAAAAAAGGGCGATCTCCGTGAGATCGTCCTTTTTCTGATACGCTCTTTATTAGATTATCATTTAGTAGAATCATTGTCAACGGTCTGTACATATTCTATGGCGCGACCAACCATGATAGGAATACGGGACTCGTCACAATTCTCAACGTAATAGCGACCGTCGCTGTCACCAAGATTGCCAATATAGTAAAGAGAAAAATCTTCAGGATACCTTTTAATAAGCATTTTATCATCGTTAACTATACCTTCAAAAGCTCGCAGAGCGAGCATATCGTTGTGGTAAACCTGTGGAGGACTGAACTGTTCAGCCTTGGAATCATAAATGGAATAAAGTCTCAGCGGAACCATCTCCTTTTCTAAGTGCAACTAAATATCTACGAATCATAAGATAAAGCATAGATGATACAACAAAATAGTCATTATCAAGACGAATAACTCTAGAATCATCAGGCTTAAGACGGTAAGCGGCATATTTACTACCACGGAAAAGGTAATTAAAAGAAATATCACGCTCACGACAAAAATTTTTAACAGCTTCAAATTCACTAATAGACATCACCTCATTTCTGACTTAATGATAACACAGTCACAATACCTTGTCAAGCTTTCTGCCAAGAAAATGTTTATATTTGCCTTCCTGAACGCGGCAACGGTCAACCAAACGCTCAAAAGTATTGTTCTCCAGGTTATGAAGCATCTTCTCAATACGGTTATTACGAATAAACTCCATCCAGTGAGGATGCGTTTCATCAAATTTCTTATCATAATAACGAGGAGGACGCATCTTCTTACCGTTAATAACAACATAATCATTGGCATAGCATTCTTCGCCATGATCTTCGAGCCATTTAGCACCTATGCCGGGACGATTAGAAGCAATCATGAATTCAGGAATGCGACCTTTATAGTGAGAAGGAGCGTCTTTACCTGTCTGTTTTTTAACTATATAACGAGCGACATAGGCAGCAGAATCAAAGCTAAACTCACCAATAAGATGCATACCGTATTTCCATACTTTGGCAAAACGAGAAGAAGTATAAGTATTATAACCGTCTGTACGGAACCGAAAAACTTTGTCATCAAAATCAATATTAAACAAAATGTAATGATAATGGGGCCGACCATGAAGATCACCATATTCACCACAGCCAAGAAAGCGAATACCACTGCCATACTCACGACGAAGATTTTTCATGAAAGTCTGATGAAATTTCTTGCTTAAGCTTTTATCACGTGGCAAATGATAATCGTCGAAAGTGCAAGTAACGAAATAAGCAGAAGACGAAGAACGGGCTTCGTGAACAGCACGGACAGCCCACTGTCTACTATTTTCGAGACGACAACCGATGCATTGTTTACAAGAACAACGAATGAAACGGCTATCGCCAGCAAGCTCGGGGTGAGAGGCAAGGCTACCGTAAAAACTATAATGTTGTTTTCCATTTTTTGTAATCGCTCCATCAACTGGGTACATAAGAATAGGATTATAACAAACCATATTAATCACCTGTACCGATTGTATCAGGATTAAGTCAGAATGTCAAATCCTAAATCCACCTCGTCCTACTCTTTTAAAATTTTTACGACGAGATCTGGAGGTACGCCGAAAAAGACGACGAGAACCTCGTTTAGATAAGCGGCGCCGTCTCATTTAGCATCCCTCCAAGAACCGAAAAAACGGCTAGTTTTTTTAGAATCATTCTTATTAGCAACTGGCTCAACAAGTTGCGCAACATCGGCTTGAAAGTCCGAAGCAACCTTTTTAGCAGTAACAGTATTCGAAGAAGCTTTACCTTTTAGAGCTTCAATTAGATCCACAACTTCCTGAATAAAGGGAACAACAACAGAAACAATAAAAGTCAAAATCATAGTAGTTTTATTAGACATAAAAGTTATCTCCTTCCAAAGTAACGACCTCCGAGGAAGCCTATAACATTTTTGACAGTAGAACCAACACCACTAGCAACAGACCTAGGAGCACCTGTAAGACTTTCAACATTTTTATAGAAATCACGTTCCATACCTGCCATTTCAGTTTGAATGTTATCAAAAGCGGCGGCAGAATTAGCACGATTAGCAGAAGCAATATTATTCAAAACACCAGAGCTAAGGTAAGAACCTTGAAGGCGAAGGTTTTCAAGCTCCAGATTCATCTTCTCAAGCTCGTAACCAAGACGTTTCTCATAAGTCTGCTCACGAAGATTCAGATCGTTTGCAAGAATACCGTTCTGAAGAACTGTACCATGGGTACTCTGACGCACAGAATCGGCTTCTGCGACGTTTTTATCAATTTGAGATATTGCAAGATGCTCGGCATTCTTAGCCTGCCTTTCAGCGGCACTAGCGGCTTTGGCAGAGTTCATGGTAGAACCTATATCACTCATACCTACAGAAGCAGCTGAAGCTCCAGATATAGAACCGCCTATACCATTAGTTGCGGCAAGAATAGGGTTAAGGCCGGCATTGCGCATATCTTCTACAGACCATTGATAACGATGTTTATAATTTTCAACGTTCCACTCGTTAGCCTGTGCGGCATTAGCAGAATTGTAATGATTCTGAACTGCAGATCCTAAAACAGAACCAGCAATACTGCCTAAAGTATTAGAAAGCCATGACATAAAACCAACTCCTTCTAGAAGTGATCAACAAGGCCGGGCGTACCAAACATAGGCATAGGACGCACAGTAGTGTAACGGAAGCCTATGTCAAGCAAGAACTCAGGCTCACTGGGAACAGCGATAATACGATCAATAGGTGGCTTTTCGACTATGAATTCTTCGTTAAGAGTTGGAGCATTTTTAAAGAACTGGGACAAATGCCACTTGTCTAAAGTGCCACCAGTTACAGAGCTACGGAACTTACCTGTAATCTGCGAAGGTTTATAGCGATATTCGGCATAACGTTCCTGATAACCAAAAACAGAAGTATCAGCCTCAACGCCTTGAGCATAAATTTCACGGAGCTCAATAGCCTGCTCACCGAGATGAGCGAACGTGGGCCAGTAGAAATCATAAACCGTAGAACGAAGCCACATCTTGTTGATACCTTGCTGATAAGTAAGATCGGCACGAGCGCACACAAAGCCAAAAATATAACCATGTTCAACAAAAGATTTAGTAAAGCCATGGAACTTGGCAGCAGTAACACCATAAGCAGAGAGATTGCCTTGAGGAGAGGTGTCGTTGGTTGCAGAAGTCTGAGCTATTGGATTAACATTTACCATTTTAGTGAAAGAGCCGAGAAATTCCGGACGCTGAAGACGAGCATCAGGAGAAACTACGCCAAAGAAAGAGCGAAGTACTTCTGTATACCGGCTACCACCTCGAGCAAGACGCTCGTAAAACTTCTGCATCTGAAATGCCGTGCGCAAACTATTAATAGTAAAAATAGAAGACTCGTCAAGGTTAGCATAAAAGCCTTTGGAACTAACACCAGAAATACTGGTAGAACCTGTACCGCCCTTTAAACCTATGTAAGCATTGCTTTGATACAATTCCTCTGCGCCAGCTTTATTCAAAGTACCGGGTACATTAGCTAAAAAATCACTGGAACCTGAAGTATATATAGCAACAGAGTTAGGCATAGTCAGAGTAGCTGTACCTTGAATAGGAGCCGTACCGGCCAAGCCTATAGACACACCTGGGCCTTTTTGAGTCCACGGAAGAGCAGCT